CTCTACCTCGCCAAAGCTGGCGTTCTGAACCCCGCTGACATTATTGCCTATATCGAGCAGATAGCTCTTTCACGTTCAGGTCGTCACGCAACGCTGAAAAGAATGGATAATCAACAGAAGCATGATTTTCTTCGTATCCTTGCAGGTTATGTATTCCGTGATTACTCCCTGAGTGCGGCCAGCCAGCTTCAGTGCAGCAACTGCACCGGAAGCGGTTTTATCGATGCTGAGGTTTTCACAATGAAGTCCTGTCGCATTCGTGATACCTGGATGCCACAAGAACAGGGAAGGGAAATCGTCAGGGTGATTTGCAAGCCATGTAATGGCAAAGGCCATCTCAAAAATGCGTGTCGCTGTCGTGGCCGTGGAGAAGTGGTCGATAAGAAGAAAACCGAGCTGCAAGGTCTGCCAGTGTATAAAGCATGCCCACGCTGCAAGGGCAGAGGCTACCCGAGGTTAAAGGATACTGAGATATTCAAAGCGCTGCGTGTGACAGAAACGACATGGCGTCGCAACTTCAAACTGTTTTATGAAAGGCTTGTTGAACACTGCCACATGGAAGAGTCCTACGCCGAGAATGTGTTGAAGAGCATCACTCGGTAAAGTGTTTCCAGCCCGAGGCAGGCGCTTCTCTGTTCTGGGGAAGGCCGCTTCGTGCCAGAAGCGGACGTTGATAAAACAGCACTCAATCAGTTAGTGATCATGACCCGCACGCTGTTGATTGGATAAGAGAAAACAAACCTGTATATTTTGAGATATGGGCTAATTGCTTTTTTAAAATGTTATAGATTGAGTTGGTGCTAATAAAGTAGATTAATTGCAGGTTAATTAGATGGACGGTTGCTTGAGGCAACTTCCCTTGTTGCAAACTGAACTTTTTGTTGGGGATTGGGATGGGACGGAGATCAGGATTTGAAGGTTTTATACGTGCTACAGGCAGAGCCGTAGCAGCAGCAGAGCGTGAGCGTAAGAGAGCAGAGCGCCATCAGTTTGCCGAGGCTCGCCGAATAGAGCGCGAAATAAAACGTGATAATGCTCAGAGACTTCGCGAGCAAAAAGAGGCTGATAAGTTAGCAAAAGCCATGTATTTAGAAGAACGTCAAGATGAAGTTTCCGATCTTAACGCTGAACTGAACGAGACTATCTCCGCGCTTTCAACACTTCTGGAACATACTCTGGAATTTGATGATTCGATTGATTTTTCGGCGCTGAAAAAACACCCAAAATTCGAAGACTTCAAAACACCTAAGCATCTCTTACCAGACCCGGAGCCAGAGATAAAAGTTGTGCATGCTCCAGCTGCATGGAAGACTATTTTCCCATGGGTAAAGAACAGATATTATCGAGAATTGCAGCAGGCAGAAGAATCTTTCAATAAAAGCAAGGAAGATCATTCAATTAAACTTTTAAGCCAGAAAGTTGAGCTTGATGCTTTAGTTGCTGATTATCAGGCCCGAAGAACTGCTTACCTCGAAGAAATAAAAAGTCAGCACGACGAAGTTGACCAGTTTGAGCAAGACTACCTCAACTGCGATCCTGACAGCGTATTGGCATATTGCGAAATGGTGTTGACACGGTCTGAATATCCTGAGAACGGCTTCCCACAAGCCTTTAGGTTGGCATATTTACCTGACAGTAAGGAGTTGTTGGTTGAATACAACTTACCTGAAATTGCAGTAGTACCGCGCGAGTTGGAATACAGATATGTCAAAACGAGAGATGCCATTGATGCCAAGGCGCGAAAGATTGGCGAGATCAAAGAACTCTATCAAAACATAATCGCCGCGATCACACTCCGCACAATGCATGAGCTTTTCGAAGCTGACAAGGCATCTGCTTTAACATCAGTTCTGTTTAACGGTGTAATCGAAACTATCGATCCTACAAGCGGGCATGACACTAAAGTCACATTAGTATCTGCCCGTGCTTACAAGGACGATTTTATGCAAATAAAACTCGAAAGGGTCGAAAAGAGTGCATGCCTTAGAAGTTTAGGCGCACAAGTTTCAGGGCGGCCAGATGAACTCCAGGCAGTAAAGCCTATTATCGAATTCAACATGGTTGATAAACGCTTTATTGAACAAGGTGATGCTTTATCTGCCCTTGAAACACGACCAAACCTTATGGAACTTTCACCGTCAGAATTTGAGGTGTTAGTATCAAATCTTTTCACCCAAATGGGACTGGATACCAAACTCACCAGAGGTACAAAAGACGGTGGCGTTGATGCGGTGGCATTCGACACACGCCCGATACTCGGTGGCAAAGTGGTGATTCAGGCTAAAAGATATAAAGACACTGTCGGTGTCAGTTCTGTTAGAGATCTTTATGGAACAATGATGAATGAAGGTGCTAACAAAGGTATTCTGGTGTGTACAAGTCAATACGGTAAAGATGCATATCGTTTCTGCGAAGACAAACCAATCGAACTTATAGATGGAGGCGGGCTTCTCTACCTCTTAAAAGAGCATGCTGGGGTATCAGCACGTATCAACCCCAATTTTTAATTACTGTTCCAGGCTCGGTCTGTAGTGGCATAGTGAATTTGGCCACCTGAATAGAGGTGATATCATCTCCCCATGTCAAAACAAGTGACATTATGACCTGACGTAAAAGACGCAATTTTAGCTCCGAGTTTCGCCTCGATGCTGCCCAGCTTGTACTCGATCAGCACTATACCGTTGCCGCCGCTGCCACTGCGGTGAATGTCGTAAAATCCACGATAGGCAAATGGGTTCGACAACTGAAAGAAGAACGAGCGGGAAAATCACCCATAGCTTAACCCATGACACCTGAGCAAATTGAGATCCCTAATTATCAGGATCTCCAGTTTGCTGTTACCGAGCCCAATCAGGCCTGATGCGGAGATGTGACTCATATCTGGATGTGAAAACGCTGGGTTTATCTGGCTGTTATACTCTATTTGTTTACTCGTAACCCGGTTGACTGGGCGATGTCATTTTCCTCTGTGTTTTCTCAGCTGTAACTCCTGATAAAACAGGACGGAGGAAACGCCCATGCAAATAAGGGAAAAAACGATTTGCTCGAAATCAAAATTAAAAATAGTGGTTAAATGAGCATTATTATACAGGGAGTTATGCCGGTATGAGTAAGTTGTGTAGATTGACTGACATATCGCACTGAATGAACCCACAATGAACACGAGCCAGAGTAAAAGACAGTTTATGACAGCTTGTTTGCGTCGTCTTCTCCGGATGAAGACCAGCAGACCCAGGCAGACAGGTAAAAAGAAGTAAGCAAAATCTTTGTCAGTGAATGAAGAAAATACAACCATGTTTATTCCCTCTGCAACTATTGGCTCCGATTTTTGGACGTGAGCTCAATCTCTTTTTTACCCTCCTGGATGTGAATTTTCATCAGGAAAGCACTTTGATTTCAGGTGTTTTTCTCGTCCTTTAGTTTTAGCTACGTGGGGCATCTACTGGTGTTCAGTACAGCCGTCATTTTTGACCAAAACTGGAAGGGGTTTGGAAATCATTGTTGGATGTACTATATGATTTATTAATCGCTCTTAACGCCATTTAAACGGAATTTGAACGTTTGAGTGATGGTGCTATTTCGCTCGACACACCACTTCATCACGGCGGTTTTAACTTCTCTTTCGAATACATTTTCGGGTTCTGCTTTTAAGATCATTACCGTTTTAATACGACCATTCTCGTCAGCTGTATAAGTTGCTGTGACATCGCCTTCGATATGTAACGCAAAAGCTTTAGCAGGATAGTATGGCTCTTGATTATTGGCTTTTTCTGTACAGGGTCTTTGCACCGGTGGTGTCTGAATCGGCATTGGTTGCTTAACCGTGCAACCAGGAAGGAGCAGGGCTATTGTAATTATGAACGTTTTCATTGTCAGGTGTCCTTACAGCTTGAAGTCGAGGACTGAATTTTTAAATACCATGTATGTATCATCATCTGGTGCAGCAGGAATATTCGCTTGTTTGATTGCCGCGAGTGCTGCCGCACATAAATTTGGATTACCTCCCTCGGCTATCGCAGACATGACCTGACCATTGCGAGCCAGGCGTAGTTTTAACCTGCAGGATTTGCCCGCGTAGATCGATTCGTCATAGAGCCTTGCTTCAATGGCTGACTTGATTTGCTGAGCGTAGCGCGGAATTGGTTCCACGTCCGACAAATTATCCACAGAATTTTGTTGTTCTAATGGCGTTTGCGTGGGCTTGTGAGTCACGCATCCGTTGACCGATAAGAGAGTCAGTATGGCCCCGGCTTTAATTATTTTTTTCATCATGCACCTTTGAACACCCCGTCTTAAATCTAGCACCCATGCAAAAGCCATCGTAAGTTACGTGAATAATACCATCGTGATTTTGCTATAAATCAACCAGCCGTAAGAATTATCTTATGGGTAAGGGCGGTAGGAACAGACTTCTGATTCTCGAAGACGCTCTTGAGGGGGCAGGCATTCAGAACGCGTAACTTAACTGGGCAGAGAAAACAACTGAAGCACGATTATTCCCGGCTCTTCATCCTGAAGAGGCTTCACATTAATTTATACCGGTGTAAACGAGGCGCTCATGGCAGACAGTTTTAACCCTACGCTGTTCTTGCAAAGATGGCGGATATTGGCTAGTCTCATCCCAACGATGGGAATCTTTGCTCATAACGTTACGAAATTTCAAACCTCGCCTCGGCGGGGTTTTGTGTTTTCTGGGAGTCTGCAACGCAAACCCAAAGTAACATTCCTATTTTTAGCAGCCAGAACTCCTATCGGCTTATACTTTTCTGAACATCATCAGAGGTGGCTATGAGAGAAGGTTACTACTGGATTCAGTACAACGGTGGAAGGCAGATTGCCTACTACGTCCCTGAAGAGGGCTACGATTTCATTTCAGGGGAAGCAATCATTGGGGTCTGGTATGTCACCCGAGGCCATGACCTTTGCAATAACGGTGAAGTTGAGGTTCTCAGTGGACCTATTGAAGAACCGAAGCCATAACCATAATCCTATTGCATGAACCGATATCAGAACCTTGCGTAAGCAGGGTTTTTTATTTCCTAAAATTCATATCAGCGCAATTGTCGCGCTGTCAGTCGCCAATACTCAGTTTCATCTTGCTGCCGTTCCGAACCAGAGTTATCTGTATGCCAAAGGTAACTGAGTGGAAATTGACCATGTTAAAACAGCAGGATATGACAGAAGCGGCAAAGGCCGTTTTTGAAAAACTGAGTACTGAACCGGCGACAGTTGGCGAGATTGCACAGAATACACATCTGACGCGCGAACGCTGCCAGTTAATACTGACGCAGCTGGTGATGGCAGGTTTATCTGATTACCGATTTGGATGTTACATACGCCTTCGCGCTTAACGGGCGGAGATAATTGCTGTGAAGAATGGGCGGCTGGTGGGTGTTGAAGCACTCCACCAGCCATTCGCTCATGCATTGTGGTCACAAGCGAACCAAGGCCCACCGCTTTAGCGCTAAAGCAGGGTGAGTCTAACTTAGTCTCGCTTACTGATCTATGAAAAACACTGTAAAAATAAACAGTATTGAGCTAATCAATGCTGACTGCCTGCTATACCTTGCCACTCTCCCTGATAACTCCATTGACCTGATCGTAACGGACCCACCTTACTTCAAGGTGAAACCGAACGGCTGGGATAACCAGTGGAAAGGGGATGAGGATTATTTACGCTGGCTGGATGGGTGCCTTGCTGAGTTCTGGCGAGTGCTGAAACCCACCGGTAGCATCTATCTGTTCAGCGGCCACCGACTCGCTTCTGACATCGAGCTCATGATGCGTGAGCGGTTCAACATCCTGAACCATATCATCTGGGCTAAACCCTCCGGTCGCTGGAATGGCTGCAATAAAGAAAGCCTGCGCGCCTATTTCCCGGCGACTGAGCGCATCCTGTTTGCAGAGCACTATCAAGGCCCGTACAAGCCAAAGAGCGACGGATATGCGGAGAAGTGCCGCGATCTGAAACAGCACACACTGGCCCCGCTAATTGACTATTTCCGCAATGCGCGTGATGCCCTGGGTGTCACGGCCAGAGACATAGTCGCAGCCACCGGCAAAAAGAATATGGTCTCTCACTGGTTCAGCGGTAGCCAATGGCAACTGCCGAACGAGAGTGATTACCTCAAGCTGCAAAAGCTGTTTGACCGTATCGCCAGCGAAAAGCACGCGCAGCAGCTGCTTGATAAACCACATCACCAGCTGGTGGAGAAATACCACGTTCTGAACCTGACCTATGGCGAGCTGATGCAGGAGTTCAAATCGCTGCGGCGCTATTTCACGGTGTCAGTTGATGTGCCGTACACCGACGTCTGGACACATAAGCCTGTGCAGTTTTACCCAGGCAAACATCCCTGCGAAAAGCCTGCCGACATGCTGGAGCAAATCATCAGCGCCAGCAGCAGGCCAGGTGATGTGGTGGCTGACTTCTTTATGGGGTCAGGTTCGACGATTAAAGCTGCGCTGCGGTTAGGTCGTAAGGCGATTGGTGTTGAGCTGGAATCCGAACGATTTATCCAGACAGTTAATGAAATCGGGGCGCTTGCTGACAGTTAACGGCTCATATTGTGAGCCGAATAATTTAGTCATTCGGCTCACGGAATAGCCTCACATTACTCACCATGTAGCGGGTATTGTTGATTACAATGGTTCGTGGATTCCAAACACCTCTTCAACTGTTAGATTGGATGCTAGGGCTGCAGCCTCAACGGCTTGATAAAATGTGCATCCCATCTCACGGGCAGATGGGATTATTTGTTCAATGGCACTCGCGCTACTAATGCAAGGCTGTAATTCATGCCTTAAGCAATACCTCACTATCAGTTCCTGTCCGGCATAATCAAGCTCGGCCAAATGCGTGACGGCGCTAGTAAGGGCAAAATTATGATATTCAAGTTTTTGTCTGAACAGTACAGAATCCACTTCGCATTGTTTTAGATTCTTTTTGGTGACGAGCAAAGCGAGATCGTTCATTGCATTCGGCATGTTTATGATCGAACAGCCATATTCTGAAAGTTGCATCTCATAGCAAGCAAACTTTTCAGCATACTCTTTCTCGATACGCTTCTGGGAGCTGGTGAAAAGTGAAGAAATAAAGCGTTTCATTGGCAGCCTTAATATTCGTTCTTATTACAATCAAAACCAATATCGAATAGTAAGGCATTCATGACAATCTTAAGTTGTGCATACTGGGAAAATTAGGATTTTTTCGATTATAGGGGCGGTCTACTGGTGTTATCCCGTAGGGTATAGCACCCTTACCATACGTCCTGCGGGCGCATAAATAAGGGTGTTTGATTGAGAGTTAGCTTTTGAGTTCGTGACGAGCTGCTTCTGCCAGAAAATGACTACGGTCACGATAGGTGTCGTTACCTTTCACGGCATTATCGATGCGTTTAATCAGTGTATCTGGCAGTGAAATGTTGATGCGCTGCGGTTTACCCTCGAACTCTGACAAATCAACATCGATCATGACCCAGCTGTCGAAGTCTTTATATTCAGGGTCAGCCGCATAAACCATATAGCCCGCATCTTTGATGCTATCTGGCGAGGCCTTGCCTTCCTGGACCAAATCCTCAACTACCATCATGATGGCCTCTTTCACCATTGGCGCGATCTGGTCCTGAGTATCAGCGGCGGAGAAGCAGCCGTAATCGTAAGCTGAAAACGCAGGAACAATCATACCGTAGGCGGTGTTTTCATCTTTCGGCGTCTCGACGCCCACTGAAAAGAACATAGCAACCTCCAAAGGTGGCTGGGATTAGATCCCCGCCGTTTTCTTGATGGATTTGATGGTGCCGATCGGAAGGTTGCCTTTGGGGTGTGGGACCGGGAAAGTCTTCCCGGTTATCGGCGACCACCATATCTGGTGACTGCCTTTCCCTTGCCTCTTCAGCTCGCATCCGGCGGCTATCAATTCCTTTATCAGGTCAGTCGATTTCATTTTTCCTCCTGGCCTGAAACTAATTATACACACTAATACACACGCAGCAAGTTTCTGTGTGTATTAGTGTGTGCAATAATAAATATTGGACTGAAATTATGGAAGTCACAATTAATGGGGTTCCGTATGTCCCTGCACGTGGTCCATCCGGCAGGGTTGGCATCGCCATTTCCACCCACAACCGCGCGAAGGTTTTGAAAAGCACGCTTGAGCAGCATTTCAAGCATTTGCCAGCCGGTGCGCTGGTGGTGGTTGTCGATGACGGTTCAAAACAAGCGGCAATTGTTCAGGATGGCGTGCAGCTGATACGTCATGAGCAGTCGCTGGGCATTGTGGCAACGAAGAATGCCAGCCTGAAGGCATTGATGGATGCCGGTTGTGAGCATCTCTTTCTATGGGACGATGACGCGTGGCCAGTGACCAATGACTGGCACAAGCCGTACCTCGAATCCCCTGAACCCCATCTGGCGTATCAGTTTCTCGACCTGGCTGGTCCGAAAAAGCTCAAGGATTTAACTGTACTGCACCGGGATGAGCGGCATGTTGCTTACACCGGTCAGCGCGGCGTCATGCTGTATTACCACCGCAGTGTGATTGAGAAGGTAGGCGGGTTTGACCCGATTTACGGTCGGGGCATGTATGAACACGGCGATTTAGCATTACGTATTCACAATGCCGGGCTGACGACGTGGGCCTTTGCCGACGTCACCGGCTCTGAGCGCCTGATTTACTCCCTTGATGAACACGAAGCGATTGAGCGCTCCGTGCCTCAGCCCGATCGTATTCAGCTGGTAAAGCGCAACGCGGGGATTTACAACGGCCGCCGCGAATCGGGTTACACAGGTTATGCAGATTACCGGCCACGTAAGAATCTGGTGTTGACCACGCTGCTGACCAGTCGCCCGGACCCACAGCGGGGTATCAGAATGAAAGCTGATGCTTCGTTGCTGTCCTCGTGGGCGGGTTCAGTTCGCGGCGCGGATGCAGTTGTACTGGCTGACGAGCTGAAACAAGCCCCGACCGGCGCTCAGCTGGTGGGCGTGTCAGACGTTGCGATGAACGTGTATTTTCGGCGCTGGCTGCACATTTATCATTACCTACGCGACCATCCGGAATATACCCACGTCTGGTGTACCGACGGCACCGACGTTGAAATGCTGCACCAGCCGTGGCAGGTAATGGAGCAGGGCAGAGTGTATGTGGGCTCAGAGCCAACGCTGTACGCAGATGAGTGGGCGCGCAAAGCCCACCCGGAAAAGCTGTATCAGGAGTTCATCGCTGCACATGGCCATGAGGTCATGCTGAACGCTGGCCTGCTGGGTGGCAGTCGTGAAGATGTGATGAACTTTGCTCATGGCATCGTCCGGCTGTATTACCGAATCGAGAGCTACCGCTTCTGGAAGATGGAGCACAACGCCGCTGCAGTGGGTGACATGCTCGCTTTCGGGATTGTGGCTAAGTCTTTTGGTGAGCGCATTGTCACCGGTCCACAGGTGCATACTGTTTTCCGTAGTAACGGCTTAGGCAAAGAAATAGCTTTCTGGCGCCATAAATAGTCCTTACCTTTCTTCAACTGCATAAATCTCTGAAAGCCTCGCAATTGCGGGGCTTTTTTGTATCCGAATTTCACTGCGCACTCACCGCGTATTATTAACCCTGAGACCATTCACGAAAGCGACCTCTGAGAACGCCATCGATGCATGGTGCGCTCGGGTATGGCCGTTCTGGTGAGCAGAGGTCTCTTTTTTGAAGGTAATCACCATGCAATATCCAACTGTAGTAGTAAACGGAGTCCCGGTTCGTGTCGATAATGAAGGGCGGTATAACCTCAATGATCTCCACGCAGCTGCGGTAGCAAATGGGGAGGCTACCGAATCACAGCGCCCCGGTGTTTTCTTAAGGAGTCAGCAGGTAAAGCGCTTTGTTCAGGCATTAAGCGATGCAACAAAAAGTGCATCGGTCAATATTATAAAGGGCGGCCTGCAGCAAGGCACCTGGGCGCTAGAGTTGGTCGTAATTCGCTATGCGGCGTGGCTGAAGCCGGAGTTTGAAATTCTTGTTTACAACACGTTCCGCGAAGCAGTGCTGAATGGCGTTAGTAATATGACGCGTCTTAATCGACTTGATTTGCTTATATCTAACGAAACGAAAGAAGTAAGCAATTGCGCCAAAACCATGAACAAGTGGGGCGTCGGTGGGCGTAAGCAACTTCTTAATGGCGCAAGAGAAAGAATCATTAACCAGATGGATCCTGACATGGTTGCAATCATGCAAGGGTTGGCATAAGTGAAGTTTGTTGTAGTCGGGCATCATAAGCGTCGCCGTCAGGCTGAATGCATTGCACATCGACTCGGTGCACATCTGCTTCTGGATGAATATGACCATGGCGCCAACTGGAATCACCGCCGGGCGATGGAGTGGGCTGCTGAGCAGAATGAACGCGTGGTTGTTCTCGAGGATGACGCTTTGCCGGTAGACGGATTCGAGCAGCTGGTTGTTCCATGGCTTGAGCGTTTCCCTGACTCACTGGTGAGCTTCTATCTTGGCACCGGGCGCCCGCCGCAGTACCAGTCAAAGGTCGCAGAAAAACTTATCGCTGCTGACAAAATCCATGGCGATCACATCACGCTGCCGCGCCTGATTCATGGCGTGTGTTACAGCGTGCCGCCTTCACATCTCCCCAAAGTGCTGAAGCAATGGGAGAGCCACAAGGCGGCTGACTATGCGGTCGGTGACGCCTGGGGCGGCGTGGTTGTCTATCCCTGCTGGTCACTGGTCGAGCATCAGGATGGGCTGTCGGTCGAGCGGCCCTGGAACAATGCCCTGAGACGTGAACGGCGGCAGGCATGGCGCCTGCACCGGGGCGCACCGGCGATCCTCTCATGAATTTTCAAAGGTACTCCCGGCGGGGGGGATCATCCACGGGGGCGCTAACTCGCGGGAAAAGAGAGTTTTTTGGTTTTTGTTTCACCATCACCACCACCTCAACTTATTAATATTCCACATTAAAAAAATCGGCAGTGTCGAATCTGCATGTTTTTTGTTCACCACTGGAGCAGGCAATGGACAATGAATTGAAGGGGCTGAAACTGAATGTCAGTCAGCTTGCTGCGTTGTCGGGTGTGCATCGCCAGACCGTGGCCGCTCGCCTGAAAAATGTCAGTACCTCCGGAGGGCATGAAAGCAACCTGAAGCTCTATGGCATCACGGATATCCTGGCGGAGTTGATGAAAATGCCCGCGCCAATCGCCGAAGGCGAAATGGAACCACAGGATCGCAAGGCGTGGTATCAGTCGGAACGTGAACGACTCAAGTTTGAGCAGGAAGTGGGCGAGCTTATTCCTGCCTCAGAAGTCGCTCGCGAATTTGCCAGTATGGCAAAGGCGATGGTTCAAGTGCTGGAAACCTTGCCCGATATCCTGGAGCGCGATTGTGGTCTGACACCGGATACGGTCTCGCGTGTACAGGCCATCATCGACGACCTGCGTGATGAAATTGCCCGGCGAGTTACCAGCGATGAGAAGGCAGAGGAGGAAATTCCGGAGGAGGGATGATGGCGGTAGTATCGACAGCCAACACGCTGAAAAAGGATACAGGACAGCTATTGCAGGCTCCGCGCAGGATGCCGGTGGCAGAGGCAGTAGAAAAATTTATGCGAGTGCCGACCTCCGGAGGAAACTCGGTGCCATGGGACCCCCTTGTCGCACCGTACGTTATTGAGCCCATGAACTGCCTTGCCTCACGCAAATATGATGCAGTGGTGTTTGTCGGCCCGGCCCGAACGGGGAAAACCAACGGCCTTATCGATGGCTGGATTGTCTATAACGTTGTCTGCGACCCGTCAGATATGTTGCTGGTCCAGATGACAAAAGATAAGGCCCAGGAGCACTCTAAGAAACGTCTCGCCCGAACATTCCGCTGTAGTCCTGAAGTTAAAAAATGTCTGAGTCCGCGCAATAACGATAACAACGTACATGACAAATACTTCCTGTCTGGTGCCTTTCTGAAGATTGGCTGGCCGTCAGTGAATGTCATGTCATCGTCAGATTTTAAATGCGTCGCTCTGACGGATTATGACCGTTTCCCGGAAGACATTGACGGTGAGGGCGATGGCTATTCGCTCGCATCCAAGCGAACAACAACGTTCATGTCGTCGGGTATGACATTGGTGGAAACCTCCCCTGGCCGCGATATTACCGATGTGAAGTGGCGGCGCAGAACACCGCATGAGGCGCCACCGGCGACGGGCGCCATGTCGTTGTATAACCGCGGCGATCGCCGTCGCTGGTACTGGCCATGTCCGCATTGTGGTGAGCATTTTCAACCAAACGGTGACGCGGTTGCGGGATACCGGGGCATCGAGGATCCGGTGCAGGCGAGCGAGTCCGCGTATATCGAGTGCCCGCACTGTGCCGGGAAAATCACGGCAGACCAAAAGCGTGAGCTTAACAGTCTCGGCATCTGGCTGCGTGACGGTGAAACTATCAGTAAAGAGGGTGTTCGCGGTGGAGAACCCCGGCGCTCCCGCATTGCATCATTCTGGATGGAAGGCCCCGCAGCTGCTTACCAGACGCTGACGCAGCTGGTCTACAAACTGCTGACGGCGGAGCAGGACTATGAAACCACCGGCAGCGAGGAAACCCTGAAAGCGGTGATCAACACCGACTGGGGGCAGCCGTATTTGCCGCGTTCGGCAATGGACCAGCGCCGGGGTGATGAGTTGATGGCGCGCGCCGAAGTGATGGAGAAGCGTTTTGTTCCTCCTGACGTCCGGTTTCTGGTGGCAGCGGTGGATGTTCAGGGCGGCAAAAAGCGTCGTTTTGTGGTGCAGATCGTCGGCTATGGCCAGCACGGTGAGCGCTGGGTGATTGACCGCTACAACATCAAAACCTCTGTGCGTTGCGATGAGAACGGCGAGGCGATGCCCGTCGATCCGGGTGGCTACATCGAGGACTGGGATCTACTGGTGACCGATGTGCTCAACAAAGAGTACCGGTTGATGAGCGACCCGACGCGCACCATGCCCGTAATGTGCATGGCCGTGGACAGCGGCGGCGAAGACGGGGTCACGGATAACGCCTACAAATTCTGGCGCCAGTGCAAGCGGGATGGCCTTCGTAAACAGGTCTATCTGTTCAAAGGCGACAGCACGTCGCGCGGGAAAATCATCACCCGCTCTTATCCGGATAACACCAACCGCTCAGACCGTAAGGCCAGCGCGCGCGGCGATGTTCCGCTGTATTTCCTCCAGACCGATCAGCTTAAAGATCGCGTCCACAATGCACTTCGGCGCGATACGCCGGGGCCGAACTTTATTCATTTCCCTGACTGGCTCGGAGAGTGGTTTTACGACGAGCTCACCTACGAAGAACGCGATTCTAATGGCAAGTGGCGCAAGCCGGGAAAGGGGGCGAACGAAGCCCTGGACCTGATGTGTTACTGCCATGCGCTGGTGCTACTGCGCGGCTATGAACGCATCAAGGACTGGAGCAATCCGCCAGCGTGGGCAAAACCTCAGTTGCTGAACAAAGCGGTCAATACCAGCGCCGGGCAAAGTGATACGCCAGCGAACAGTGCTGGTGAAGAACAACCTCCGGCAAGAACACCACGTTCGACGCCACCACCTATCAAGAAGAAAGCCAGAACATTCGGAAGCTGACATGCGCATCACTGAAATAAAACTCATGCGGGACAGGGCGGAGAAAGCCTACATCGATGCGCTCGGGGCCAAAAGCCTGAGCATGAATGGGCGCAACCTGACCCGGCAAGATCTCAGCGAACTGAAAAAGGCGTTCGATTACTGGGACCGCCGGTACCGTAATGCCCGGTCGAAAGGCAAGGGTAAACCCTTCTCACTGGTCAATTTCACGGGGCGTTAATGGGACTCTATACAAAATTTCTGGGTGTGATTGCACCACAGCGTGCGCTCCGGAGGATGGCTGCTCAGGACCAGATTAAGGCTTATGAAGCGGCCCGGCCTTCACGAACGCATGCAGCCAAAAAGGAAAGACACAGCGCCAACACTGCCGTTTTTGCTGCTGGCGTGTCGCTGCGTGAACAGGCGCGATGGCTCGATGATAACCACGACCTGGCATCCGGCATGCTCGATAAACTGGAAGAGCGGGTGGTTGGTGCGCGCGGGATCCAGATTGAACCGCATCCCCTGAACACGCAGGGTGAAGTGCACGAAGACTTCGCCGCCCAGCTTTCTGCGGCCTGGGATAAGTGGGCACTGTCACCAGAGGTTACCGGGATGTTCAGCCTGGCGGAAGCGCAGCGCCTGATGCTGCGTAGTGCGCTGCGCGACGGCGAAGTGTTCACGCAGCTGGTACGCGGCCCGGTCAAAGGTATTGAGTACACCACGCCGGTGCAGTTCGCCTTTGAAATGCTGGAAGCCGACTTTGTACCGATGAATCTTTCAGGTGCAGGCAATGGGCTGACGACCATTCAGGGCATCAATATCAATGCGTGGAGCCGTCCGTTGTCTTATCACGTTTATCTGGCGCATCCGCAGAGCGGTCTGGGGACCACGCGAACCAAAGTTATTGGCAGAGAAAACATGCTCCATCTGGCGATGCGTAAGCGTCTGCACCAGCTGCGCGGCGTCACTATCTTCGCCAATGTAATCCAGCGCCTGGGCGATTTGAAGGATTACGAAGACAGCGAGCGCGTGGCCGCACGCATTGCGGCGATGCTGGGCTTCTGGATCAAGCGTGGCGACAGCTCAGTATTCGAAGAGGGCGGCGACTGGGAAAGCCCGGAGAACAAATACCGCAACTTCGATATGTCGGCGGGAATGATTTACGACGATCTGGCCCCCGGCGAAGAGCTGGAGATGCTGGAGTCTAACCGGCCCAATTCCAACATGGCAGAGTTCCGCAACGGGCAGTTACGCGCCGCAGCTGCTGGCACCCGCACCGGCTATTCCTCAATCTCGCGGGACTACAACGGGACGTATTCCTCACAGCGTCAGGAGCTGGTGGAAAGTTTTGAAGGCTATGCCGTGTTGCAGGACTGGTTTGTCTCCCGGACCGTCCGGCCTATGTATCGTGAATGGCTGCGCATGTACCTGCTCAGCGGCATCAAGATCCCCTCAGATCTGGACCTTTCCACGCTCTACAACGCGACATACATGGCACCGGTCATGCCGTGGATTGATCCGGTGAAAGAGGGCGAAGCCTGGAAAACACAGATTCGTGGCGGGGCGGCAACGGAAGCGGAATGGGTAAGGGCGCGCGGCGGTAGCCCACGCAATACCAAACTGCAGCGCCAGCGCGAAGTGAAGTTCAACCAACAGCACGGGCTGGTATTTGATACCGATCCGGCAAACGACAAAGGAACGACAACCTATGAGCAAACAGCAGGTGCTGGTGGGACTCACGGCCAGCGGTCAGGTAAAGGCAATGGATAATCGCTGGTATGAGATTCAGGCGGCTGCCAACGGTTCAGCCGGTGAAATCCATCTTTACGATCAGATAGGTGGCTGGGGAATTTCAGCCAGTCGATTTTTACGGGAGGTCAGCGAAGCTGGCTTTTTTAATGCCTCGCAGGTTGAGATCCGTATTCATTCACCCGGCGGCAGCGTGCTGGACGGGTTTGCTATCTACAACACGCTCAAGCGTCTGACCGGGACCGTCAATATTCACATTGATGGGCTGGCGGCATCCATGGCCTCGGTGATTGCCATGCTGCCGGGGGCCACGGTTCATATTCCCTCCAACGCATTCATGATGATTCACAACCCGTATGGCGGACTGGTGGGTGACGCCAGTGATCTGCGTGATTACGCCGATCTGCTGGATAAAAACTCTGCGGTGATGATTGATGCCTACACGCAGAAAACCGGGTTGTCCCGCGAGGACGTCGAATCCCTGATGAATAATGAAACCTGGATGACCGGCGCGGAAGCGGTGGAAAAAGGTTTTGCTGATGTGCTGCTGCCTGAAATGCAGATGGCGGCATGTATTAACGACAATGTAACGAAGGAGTTTTCTAAAATGCCAAAGGCAGCCCAGCAGCTTTTTGCCCCTCACGCCAACGCTAACCAGCCGCAAGTACCGCTGCCAGTGGCGGCCCACCAGGCACCTGAGCAGCCAGCACAACCCGCTGTCGATGTGACGGCGCTGGCCGTACAGATGGAGCAGATCCGCCTGAAGAATGAAACCGAACGTCGGGCTGCTGTGTCAGGCGTATTTACCGCATTCGCAAACCATCCCGGCGTGACTGAATTGCAGGCATCCTGTCTGACCGATCAGTTCTGCGATGCTGCTACTGCGCAGCAAAAACTGCTGGCGAAGCTGGCTGACGGGACCACGCCGGGCGCGAATGGTTTTGTTCATGTTCACGCAGGCAACGGCAACATCATCGGTGATTCCGTGCGCAACGTGGTGATGGTGCGTGCCGGTTTCGGCGAACGCCAGACCGATAACCAGTTTAACGGCATGAGCCTGATGGAGCTGGCGCGCGCCTCTCTGACCGGTCGCAGTATCGGCGTGTCGGGGATGGATCGTATGGGGATTGTGGGCATGGCCTTCACCCACAGCAGCAGCGACTTTGCCCACATTCTGATGGATGCGGCCAGCAAGTCAGCGCTGCTCGGCTGGGATGAAGCGGAAGAAACCTTCGATAAGTGGACCCGTTCGGGTGAACTGCCAGATTTTAAACCGGGCAACCGTGTCGGTCTGGAGGCATTTCCGAGTCTGCGCCAGGTGCGACCAGGGGCTGAGTACAAATACGCCACGCTGAACGATTCTGGCGCGGTTATTCGTCTGGCCACCTACGGCGAGCTGTTCAGCATTGACCGCCAGGCCATAATCAATGATGACATGTCCTTCATTACCCGCATTCCTTCCTCGATGGGGCGCGCGGCAAAAGCGACCGTAGGTGATCTGGTATACGCGACCTTGACGGAGAACGCGGACTTTAACGGTGAGCCGTTGTTCAGCGAGGATCGCAACAACTACATTTCCGGCGAAATGAATATTGATAACCTGGCATCTGCCCGCTCGATGATGAAGCGCCAGAAATCCGGCGACCGTACTCTGAATATTTCCCCGGCGTACCTGCTGGTGCCAACCCTGCAGGAAGCCTACGCCGATCAGATTATTCACTCGACCTCGGTGCCGGGCGAAGCTTACAACTCTGGCATTAAAAACCCGGTCCTTAACATGGCGGAAATCATTGCCGAACCTCGCCTCGATGACGCCGATGAAGATTCCTGGTACCTGGCAGCGCGTAAAGGCGCGGATACCATCGAGGTGGCGTATCTGGACGGCAATGCAGCGCCGACCGTTGAAAGCACCTCCGGCTTTACCGTCGATGGCGTAACCATGAAGGTGCGCATCGATGCCGGTGTGGCACCGATGGATTATCGCGGCATGCTCAAAGCAACCGGCGCAGCATCCTGATCCCTTTCCCCTGAGAACCCAGGCACCTCATTGCAGGTGCCTTTTTTATTAAGAGAGAACGTAATGGCTAATAATTATATTGAAGACGGTCAGACGATGGACTGGACCAACAGTACCGGCGCGGATGTGGCATCCGGAGACCCCGTGTCTGTTGGGGCGATGCTGGGGGTCGCGCATGCGGATATCGCTGACGGTGAAGACGGCGTGCTGCATATGACCGGCGTAATTGCATTGGCGAAGGATGAAGCCGACTCCTGGTCTGCCGGTGAAAAACTGTATTTCGATGCGGAGAGCGGCAACGTGAGCGTTACGGAAAGTGATGTGGTAGCCGGTACCGCCTGGGCAGATGCCGAAACGGGTGACAGCGACGCGCCGGTGCGCCTGGGCTACTGATGAGTGACTTCAACGCGCTGATGGCAGCGGCGGATGATGTTCTGATCACCACCTTTAATGTCGACGGCTGCGTTGAGTTGTGGCCGGGTGAAGCCCGTTCGCAGACGATAAAAGGGGTGTTTGATAACCCCTTTTTACTGACAGGCATGCCTGACGGTGGGCAGATGCAGGGCGGTGACCCGTCTTTCACCGCTCACGACCGGGATATCGTCGGCCTCCAGAAAAAGGACCCAGTGCTAATCATCAAGACGATGTGGTACGTGAAATCGTTGCAGCCGGATGGCTCCGGCGTAACCCAGGTGTTTTTGTCGAAATATCAGAAATCAGGACTCGATACCCCAGGAGCACGGTTATGAGTGGGTTTTATATCGATACCGGCGCGCTGAAAACTGTAAAAGCTGCGCTGGGTGCCAGTGAATCCCAGATGGTTGCCGCCTTCCACAAGGCGCTGAAGCAAACCGTCAGCAAACTCTATAAACAATCCGTCGCACTGATGCTGAATGAAACAGGGGCCAAAAACCGGAAAGTGGTGCAGCGCCGAATTCGGCAGAGCACAAAGCGAGTTTCCGGTAATCAGCCCGGTACCGGGAAGGTGTGGTTCGGTCTGAATGATATGCCCGTCAGCACGCTGAAAGGGAGCATTAAGCAACCACCAAAGCTTCGGCGCCAGCGTGATGAAAAGGGGCGGTTTATTACGGCAAAAGGCTCTCGTGGCGCCACCTTCACACCAAAGTCGCCTCACCTCAGCGCCACCAGTTTCATGCACTCCTTTGGGGCCACGGTGCGGGGCAAGCGATCCATCTGGATACGGCAGGCGAACGGTCACATAGCAGAAGCCCGGATGGCGGTTTATAACCCAATGATTGCAGGCATCGAGAGCGGATATTTCGATAATGCCAGTGAGATGCTGATGGATTATTTCACCAAAGACCTGCGCGGCAGGGTGGCGGGTAGCGTATGAACGGCGTTGAATGGCTGGATGATTATCAGGATGCCGTGGTTGCCGAGCTCGCCAAAATCCCATGGGCAGTGACGACTGGTGTTTATCCTGATATTGGCAGTGACTTCCCGACACCTGCGGTCTTTTTTGACGTGGCCCGCTGGGAGCGTGCAGAGCGTGAAATCGGCGGGAATGTCACGCTGTCCCTGACCTGTCATTTTTATATTCTGCGTCATTTTGTGGCCGCCGAGGGTGAGGATGAAGCACTCCGGGGAAGCACGGAGACACGCGTTCGCAACGCGGCGCTGAAAATGTCTGACTGGATAGAAGGGCGACAGTTTGGCACCGGCACAGCACCGGCGGTAATGGAATCGGCCGAGCCCATGACCTGGGAAAATTCAGAAGGCGGGGCAGACCATGCCATCTGGAGTGTCTCTTTCACGCAACTGCTGGCCGTCGGGCGTGACCCGTTTGAAGAGCCGGATATGCCGGTGTTCAAAGAGTTCTGGCTGGGTGTGTTCCCGGATGTAGGCGCTGGCCATAAGGATGATTACACCCTGCTGGCAAAATCGGAGGAGAGCTGATGGCGGTTTATCGCGGCTGCTCGCTGTTCCTGAACAGCGTCCGCCTCTCTGACAGCGTGGCCTACACCCCGCCGGAAATCAGCGTTGACGTGGCCCGGTATAAAGCCGGTGCGATGCCGGTTCCAGTCAGTGTACCGCGCGGTATCAAACCCATGACCGCGCACTACAAAATCGCGGGTATGGACCCGACCGCGTTTCTGTTTCTGGGACTCAGTGCGGGCGCGCGGGCGCGTCTGACTGTGCGGCGGGTGTACCGGGTGGGTGAAAGCGTGGTGTTCCTTCATGACGAGCTCGAGGGTTTTATTGATTCCATCCGCACAGACGAGCACGGCAGCGACAGCAAGCTGAACGTCGGGCAGGAAATGTCGATGACAGTGAATTACTACCGTGTATCGGTGAATGGCGTTCAGTCGTTGCTTGAAATCAACGCCGCGCTGGGAACGACCAAAATCATGGGCGTGGATCCCCAGCGTATTTCGGGCGCTATTTCGGGAATACTGACATGATTATTGACCCGCTTGCGATCCTCGAGTCGCAATACAATCAGCAATTCGAAACCCTCAACACGCCGCTGCCGCCACTGTTGATGTGGGGCGATTTTATCTTTCAGCTCTCCACCCTGGCCTACAACAAACTGACTATCAGCGATGCCTGGACTTGGGCGGCCCAGGGCCGAATCGGTCGACAGGACCGGCTGCAGTACACCGGCAAGAAGACCCCGACGATGCGCTTTGACTGCGAACTGTATGCAGACTTTGTGGACATGACCGGGCTTTCTGATGTTCTGGCGTCGACCGGCAGCTGGCAGGCCGGACAAAGCGATCCGGTCGAATGGCTGCGCCGCCAGGCCAACAGCAAAACACCCATGATGCTGGTCACCGGCTCAGGTCTGGTGATGGGCTTCTGGGTCATGACGCAGCTGGAGCAGGCCGTCGATGAATTTCGCGGCGCCGGTGAGTTCCGCCACCAGAACGTCACCTTATCACTGCAGTATTTTGGTAAGAGCCTGAGCGGGGTGGACGATGATGAACCGGCTGATGTGCCCGCCCCGATGGCGGCGACGTCAGACCAGGCTGTCAGCGAAATGAATGCCTTTTTAAGTGAGCACGGTAATGGCTGATTTTACTCTTGCGAACGTTTACCAGCGCCTGATGAAAATCCTGCGTTACGGCAATATTCACAGCGTGCAGGCGGACCCGCCGCGCTGCCGGGTGACGTTTGGCACCGACCCGGTATCCGGCAGTGAGCACGTCAGCGACTGGCTGAACTGGTCCGCACGTTCTGATTCGGAAGTGAATGACTGGAGCATGCCCGCGGTCGGGGCGGCGGTGATGGTCCTGAGTCCTGGCGGGGAGACGGACGGTGGTCTGGTCTTTCCGGCAGGGTATTCCAACGACCGGCCACCACCGGCAACAGTGCCCGGTCAGCACGTCACCCAATACAGCGACGGCGCCACGGTGATGTACGACACCCAGGCGCACGCCATGACTGTCACGCTGCCGGACGGCGGGAAAGTGACGGTGACGGCTACGGGTGGCCTCAGGCTCGTGGGCGACACTGAAATTGACGGCAATCTGGATGTCACCGGTGATGTCAAAGACAAGACCGGTTCAATGCAGGCGATACGGGATACTCACAATCTCCACGATCATCACGAGAACGGTGACGGGGGCGGCACGACCAGTCCACCTAACCAAAAAATGCAGTCCGAAGAGCCCGACCAGTGAGTCGGGTTTTTTTATGGGGGAACCATGCAGGGAATGAACCGGGAAACCGGAAAATCGCTCTCAGCGACTGACCATATACGCCAGTCGGTGCAGGACATTCTGAGCACGCCGCTGGGCTCCCGCGTCATGTTGCCCGGCTACGGCAGTAATCTGCTCCGGCTGGTGGACCATCCGGCGGATCATGTCACGGCGGTTCGCGTGGTGATGGCGACTGCGGTGGCGATTGCCCGCTGGGAGCCCCGCGTCACGATTAACACCATCGAGGTGCTGAAAGCCGGTGAAGGGCAAATCATTGTCACTATCCGGGCGACGGATACCGAGAGTCAGCGCGCTGTATTGCTGGAGAACATCAAACTATGAACACCATTGACCTTAGCCAGCTCCCACCGCCGCAGGCAGTCGAAATGCCGACCTTTAAAGTCATGAAGGCGCAGCGGCTGGCAGAGTTGCAGGCACTGAGTCCGGTATTCAGTGCGCTGGTTGAAAGCGACCCGGCGATGAAACTGCTGGAGATCCTGGTTTACCGCGAAATGGTCAACGTCGCGCGTTTTAACTCGGGTGTCTGGGCCGTGCTGCTGGCGTATGCCAAAGGCAGCGACCTGGACCAGCTGGGTGCGAATTATGACGTGTCCCGTCTGGTCATTACGCCGGGAGACGACAGCACCCTCCCGCCAACTGCGGCGGTGATGGAAAGCGATGATGCTTTCCGGCTGCGTATTCGCCTGTCCTGGTATGCGCGCAACACCGCAGGCTCGGTTCAGGCTTATGAGTTTTTCACCCTGTCGGCCGACGGGAGCGTGGCGGATGCGCGGGCGTATGGTCCTGCGGAATCTGCTGATATCGAACCCGGTCATGTTCATGTCTACCCGTTGAGCAATGAGGGAGACGGCACGCCGTCGGATGCACTTCTGCAGACCGTGAGTGATGCGCTGAATGACGAATATGTGCGCCCCCTGACGGATTACGTCAGCGTGCTGGCACCGACAGTCATTACCTATGACGTGACCGCAACGCTCATCATTGCCGACGGCCCGGATGCCGACACCGTCGAGACGGCGGCCGAAAACGCCATGCAGCGCTACGCCGACAGCGTCCACAAAATTGGTACCGGCGTTTCGCTGGCAGGTGTTTACCGCGCACTGAAGCAACCCGGTGTGGATGACGTGACGCTGGATTCACCGCAGGCCACTATTCCTGTCGGGATGGGTGAAGTGTCCTTCTGTACCGGCATTAATCTGACCATCGTAAGGGGGAGCGATGTACCGGACACTCCTGCCGCCTAACGCGACACAAAGTGAACAGGCGCTCGAGCAGGTGATGGGGCACATGAGCGACCAGCCCATCGATATCCGCATTGTCAAAAATCCAGACCTGTGTCCCGCCGAATTGCTGCCCTGGCTCGCCTGGGAATATGCGATCACCTACTGGGATGCGAACTGGACGGAAGCGCAGCAGCGCAGCGTTATCAAAAATGCCCCGAAGGTGAACAAAACACGCGGTACCGTCGGCGCGGTGAAACATGCGCTGCAGGCGGTGGGCCGCTCCATCGATGTGGTCGAGTGGTTCAGGGATTCTCCTGTCGGTGAGCCGTATACCTTCCGCGTGCTGGTTAACGGGTACGCCGTGACCGCCGACGAGCTGAAGCTCATTACCCAGCAGGTTGCGGATGCGAAGAACGCCCGCAGCTGGATGAGCGATATCCAGATTGGCGAACAGTCGGTCGCCGGGGCTATTTATTGCGGCGGCGCCAGCGTCGTGCAGCACACCATCAGAATCTCAGGAAAACGCGATGAGTGATTACTATTTATTGATAACCGATGCCGGGAAGGCGCTGGAGGTTGCCGCGCACGCCAGCGGTGAGCCGGTCAGCCTGACCGACTTTGCGGTCGGGGACGGCGGAGGCTCGCCAGTGACACCGGATGCCACGCAAACCGCGCTTACCAACGAAACCTTTCGCGATGTCCTCAGCTCGTTAAGCGCCAGCGTGACTGATGCGTCGGTGCTAGAGGCAGAGTGCATTATCCCGGCCAGCAGCGGCGGCTATACCATCCGTGAAATTGGCATTTTTGCCAGTGACGGCACACTGTACGCGGTCGGGAATTTTGCGGAGCAGGAGAAACCCGCCCCGGACAGCGGCTACGCGGCATCGCTGAAAATTCTGGCTGACCTGGTGGTCTCCGATACCAGCGATATTACGCTGACCGTTCAGGACGGGAGCTATCTCACCGAGACGCAGGCCGACACGATTTATCTGCGGCAGGATAAGCTGCTGGGTGAAATTGGTGCCATTGGCGCAACAGCGCAATCAGTCGCCCGCACAAACCTGGGATTAGGTACGGCAGCAATTAAGGATGTAACCACCTCTGCAAGCGACACAACACCTGGCAGACTGATGAAAGTGGGTGACGGTGGCTTGATGGGTGGAACGCTTTCCGCCTCTAATACCAACTTGACGGATAAAAATGGTTTTCCGTCAATGTTGTTTAAGCAAGGCGGTGGGTCTGACAGTACACATTTTAATGGCTCATATGGTTGCGGCGTTCACTTGCAATACGGGAATGGCGGGGATAATACACAAGCGCTCTCCGCTAATCTTTTCATTGATTATGCAGGTAACTTAACGGTCGAGTGGCTAGCGGTTACAATTTCAGATGGGTCAATTCTCACTCAACATACACAAAAATTATACGGCCCCCTGAACAAACCCTCAGCGATGGATGTTGGTGCGCTACCGCTTACTGGCGGCACTCTTACAAGTAACGGTGGAATACTGCGCCTAAAAAATACAACTCAGGAAGAGTCGAACTATATTCTGGCACAAAATGCAGATGGCACTAATCGGTGGTATATCGGGAATGGCAGTATAGATAATGATGATGTTGTTATTAATAATTACGCTACTGGTGCCCACATAGTCTTGAGTGCTGATGGGACAATCATATTCGCTGTAGGTGATTATCACCAAGTATGTAAACCAGATGGAACGTTCAATCCTTATAGCTACGCCAATTTTGATGCTAAGTATCAGGCAAAAGGAAGTTATTACACAACGTCGCAATCTGATGGTCGCTACGTGACCAAAACCCAACTTGGAACCCGTGGTTCATTCAGCGTCGGTGGTAATACTACAGAAGCCCCGACAGGGTGTGTTCTTACTGGGGGCGGTGATTTTGGGTCAAGTGACGGTAGCTACTTCTATCGCGCAATGCAGTACGTTATTAATGGTGCTGCGCATACAGCTGCTTATACCGCGACACTGCAATCAGCACCGAGTCATCACATTAATATTCTTGAGTCTTTATCTGTCGATAGTATTGATGAACTCATTAATTGCCAGCTATATAAAAACACGTATTTTACTGACGATGAGTTTGAAGATGGCGTTTCCGTAGCATCATTGCTCGATGAGCAGGGCTTTGATTTTTATCAGGCCAGAAGCCTGCTAACAGGCACCGTATTTATTGCCTATGAGCCCGATACAGGAATTATCAGGCAAATTGACACGGACCCACAGCTCATGTGGCCGATTGATATGAGCATGCGTGGCCTTAATTCTTTGCCTGATGGTTGCAACATTAACGGGACATGGGTTTACGTTGATGGCGAGGTAACTCAATCTCCAGAACTGGTCCGTGCCAGAAATAAACGCATTCTCGCCAGCAAACTGAGTCTGGTTGCGGGCTTCGGCGTCATGTTTCAGCTTTTGCCTGATGATGTGGAACCGGACGAAGTGCAGGCGCTAAAGGACTATATAACCGCTTTGCGTTCAGCAGACCTCGATTCAAACCAGCCAGCCTGGCCACCTGTTCCAGCCTTTATTTTTTAACCCCCGGAGTTTCTATGTTCAGACATAACAAATCGCGTTTGCGAGGATTTTCCCTGCGCGCGTTTCAGACCCGAATGAATGCGGTCTGGTTTAACGGTGGCGTGAATGACGCGCAGGCTGAGTGCCTTGCGGGCTTCACCGCTGCCTATCTCATTTACAACAACGTGCTTGGCCGCCATGTTCCGGTGAGCTGGCTGGCCTATGTGCTCGCCACCACCTACCACGAAACGGCAGCCACCATGAAACCGGTCGAAGAATACGGCAAAGGGGCGGGGCGTCCGTACGGCGAACCGGACCCGGAGACCGGACAGGTTTACGACGGGCGCGGCTACGTCCAGCTGACCTGGAAAGACAATTACCAGAAGGCGCAGGCGCAGGTGGTCGATTTCCTGACGCTCCAGCACGACGTGCAGTTGGTGATGCAGCCTGATTTAGCGATGACGCCATGGGTGGCAGCGCAGGTGGCGATTAACGGGATGGCGGAAGGCTGGTTCACTGGCAAGGCGCTGGCCGATTACCTGACCGATACGACGACCGACTACGTCAATGCGCGCCGCATTATCAACGGCACCGATAAAGCGCAACTCATCGCGGCGTATGCCACTGAGGTGCAGGCGGCACTCGAGCTGGCGCACGGGAAAGGGATTGTCCGTTGTCAGGTGAAGGAGGGCGTCAGCGGCGATGACGTGCGCGAACTGCAGCTGATGCTGGGCCTGCGACCTGACGGGAGCGCGGGACCGGATACGGTCAACGGCATCATGGCGTTCCAGGCGGCGCACTTGCTGGCGGTCGACGGGGTCTGCGGGAAAGAGACCTGGGCGGCACTCGACCAGGAGGTCTACGGCGTATGAAAGCTCTGATGTTAGCGGCGATTCTGGTCCTGTCCGGATGCTCGGGAACCTGGGTCCATATCGAAGAGTCCGGGAGCCAGCAGGCCTGCGCGCCGGTGGTGAGTGTGGAAAGTCTCGGCAACAGCGTCACGGTCTCCGATCACTCTCAATGTAAGGCGAACCAATGAAAAAAGCAGTTCAGGTGATCACCACCCTGATGTTGTGCACGGTGATGGCGGGGTGCTCTAACATCATCACCTACGTCCGGCACGATGAAACCAAAGGCAACATTCAGTGCAGCGGTGACCAGGCCCTGAAGCGCGACAGCCAGTGTCACGCCACCGCCACCACCAAATAACATACCCATTCAGTTTACAGACCCGCTCCGGCGGGTTTTTTATGTGGAGAGCATTATGGATTTACACGGTACCCGGACCAGTGAAACGGACAACGCCGCGAAACAAATCACCACCGTCAATATGTCGGTGATCGGCATCGTCGGTACAGCGCCGCTGGCCCAGCGCGGTGAAGTGGCGACCCTGACCACCGGCAGCTCGCTGCTGAACAACCAGATTGTGTTCAGCGCAACGCGCAGCGGCAAAGACGGCAATCAGTTGAATGTACTGGCGACAACCGGCGAAGCGGATTCATCCGGCGGGGCTGCCACGCTGGCCTTTTTCGAAGATGAACAGCTGACCATCATTCTTGGCACTGACGGCGACGGCGTGATCAGTGCCACGGCGGCGGATGTGGTCGCTGCTGTCGGCGAGCTGGATCCGGGCCTGACAGAGCTCAGCATTACCGCCGCGCTGCCGGAGGGGATGACCGGTGAAGGCATCATGCTGCCATTTGGCGCCACGGCGCTGGCCGGTGGCGAGAATGAGCCTTTCCCGTTGTTCACGCCGTCCCTCATTTCAGGCAGCAAATCGCAGGCCAAAAAGCTCGGTTATGCCGGTACGCTCTACGCGGATATGTACGACATTCTCAATCAGATTGGCGCCCTGGTGATGGTGGTGCGCGTCCCGGAAATCCCGTCAGAAGACCTGCAACGCTCGGCGATTATTCAGGGTATCGAGGCGCTGAAGCTGGGGCAGTCCAGCCTCAACTACAACCCGCGCATCCTGATTGCGCCGGAGTGGAGCACCGATGACGGTGTCGGTAAAGCGCTCGAGAGCATGGCGAACCAGTGCCGGGCCGTGGCCTACCTCGACTCGCCCTCGATGGCGACGCCGGAAGAGGTCGCCCGCCGTGGCCAGCAGTATGGCGCCCGCGTGGAAATCCTGCGACCGCGCATCATGGTCACCAGCGATGTCACCGGCAAAACTACCAGCCGCCCGTATTCCGCTGCCGCTGCCGGTCACCGGGTCCGTATCGACAGCGATTACGGTTACTGGTGGTCGAAGTCCAATCATGAGGTTTACGGTTTTACCGGCCTCGAGCAGGTGGACAGCTTCCTTGTCGGGGATGAGACCTGCGTGGTGAACCAGCTCAACCAGGCGAACGTCAGCACCGTCGTGATGCTCGATGCCTACAAGCACTGGGGCAACCGCCTGTGTACGGACGATCCGCAGTATCGATTCGAATCGGTGCGCCGCACAATGGACGCCATCGAGGATTCAATTCAGCTGATGGTGACCAAAAACTATCTGGATCGCCCGATTGATAAGGCATTCGCCACCTCGATTGTCGGCTCGGTGAACAGCTACCTGCGACAGCAGACAAAGCTCGGCGTGCTCAAAGGGGGCCGCTGCTGGCTGGATCCAGATCTCAATACCGCTGAATCACTGGCGGCGGGTAAGGTGTACTTCAACGTGGCCATCGGACCGAAATCACCGGCAGAAGAAATCACCGCGACCTACGCCATCGACAACACCTACACCGTTCAGGCATTCAGCCTCGCCGCCTGATAAGGAATCAACATGAATACTGGATTTATCTACTCAAAATCAGGGCTGTGGGTGGGCAACAACACCCGCGTGGCGGGCGTACTGTCGCTGACGCCGCCAGCCATCACCGCGACAATTGGCAATTACAAAACCACCTGGATGGATATGGCCACACCGGTGGATAACGGCATGGAGCCTATGCAGACCGAGTTTAAGGTCGGGACCGATCCGGATGTGCTCGCGCTGTTCGGCTTCATTCCCGGCAGCTCAACCCGCGTACAGGTCCGCCGAACCTATCGTGACACCGACGGCGTGCTGCACACCTTCGTGGATGAAATGGAAGGCATCATCGGCACCATTACCCCAGACGAAGCCGGGACCGACAGCAAAGAGAGCGTGGGGATGTCAGTGGCCATGAATCTAAGCTATTACAAGTTGACGGTCGACGGGAAGGAAATCTACGAGATTGACCCGGCGAACATGATCCGCAGCGTTAACGGCGTGAACGTTCTGGCAGACGAGAAAGACGCGCTGTTGATGTAACAATGTAATTAAGTCGGACTCAAAATACTTATGCTCTCAAAGGAACCTGAATACGATTAAAAGGTCTTCCAGATTAAATGGGGTTTTGAGGGGGCTTTTAGGTCAATGATTAAGAAGTCGCCTTGCAAAGACTGACAAACAGTTTGAAGTCGAGTATTCTGCATAAGAATATGGAGATATAAATTAAATTACGAATAATAACTTATTGTAACTATCATGATATTTAAAAGAAAAACATATGAAGAAAATTAAGTGCAAAATACTTTTGATTTTACTCACCTTGTCTGTAGGTTGTAATACCTATGCGGCAACCAATATTTCCTCCCTTGAACAAGCAGCATCAAATGGCGATGTTAAAGCACAAGTTAGTCTTGGTACTGATTATTTAAATGGAGCGGGCGTAGAAAAAAACTACGCTAAAGCTAAAGAGTGGCTTGAAAAGGCCGTCGAGCATAACAACCAAAATGCTTGTTACTCTCTAGGTGTTATGTATCTATCCGGCTTAGGCGTAGAGAAAGATGTAAGTAAGGCTACTGCGTTATTTAAAAAATCCGGTGCGGAATATGAAGGTGGTGCTTATCATAATCTTGGGGTCATATACGAAAAAGGATTAATTGGACCAAAGGACCCAGCCTTAGCTCTCAAGTACTATCAGTTGGGTGCTGATGCAGGAGACTATGGCTCACAGTTAATTATGGGTTGGCGTTATGAGAATGGTCTAGGAGTAAAGAAAAATACCAAAAAAGCTTTAGATTATTACAAAAAGTCAGCTGCACAAGGAAATGCGGAAGCAAAATATTATATAGGTCGTTTGTATGATGAGGGAATAGGTGTAAAGCGGAACGATGCTCTTGCAGCAAAATGGTATAAGGAAGCTGCTGAAGGCGGCAATGTTGGGGGCATGACGAATCTAGGAGTCATGCTTACGAACGGAGAAGGCGTAAAAAAAGATTACTTGCAAGCAAAATACTATCTCGAAAAAGGTGTAAGTAAGGGGTCGGCTGAAAGTATGTCAAGTCTTGGCTATTTATATATCAACGGGCTGGGTGTGAAAAAGGATCTGTATAAGGGAAGTAAATTGTACAGTGATTCATGCGACAAAGGGTTAGAAGAGGGATGCAAATATTTGGCAGAGATTAAAGCTAAAGGGCTATATAAAACGACAAATAATGAGCTGCTAAGTAAAGGCAGTACTCAGCGCCTCATTGCAAAATCTATAGATCCCAATATTAATGCGACTTTTACATGGCAAGGCGATGATGCTTTATTCAAGGCTAATGATGGCAAGGTTGATTGTACTTTTTTAAAAGATTTCTCAGAAAAAGGCGGGCAATTGGCAACCTCGTTTGTTTGCACCAACAACGTGCAGGTTATATTAAAGCAGTTTAAGGAAACGAAGAACGCTTACCTTGCTGTAATGACCGATAACTTTAATAAAGAAGTGAATAAATTTCCAGTTAACGTCTATGTGACAAAATAACGAAGCTGTTGAAAATCAATAATTAATATTTATCGTACCTAACAAATCATACAAAAGCACCTTCGGGTGCTTTTTTCATTTAAGGAACCGAAATGACTTATCCGGCAAATACCACCCTGATCACCCTGTCACGTCCACTGAAACTGAACGGCGAAGACATTGAAACCATCCAGATGCGCGAGCCGACGGTGTTCGACAAACTGCTGTTCGAGAAAAATAAAGGCGCCGCGCTTGAGAAAGAAGTGGCGATGATTGCGGGTCTTTGCAGCCTTAACCCTGGGGATCTGCACCAGCTACCGGCCTATGACTACGATCAGCTGACGGAGGCATTTAATGATTTTTTGCTGCCACCGGCGGAGCGCTCGAACCTGAGTTCCTGAGCAATCAGCCGGGGATCACATACTGGTGCCGCATTACGTTCAGCGAACAGCTCACACTGCCGCTGAGTATCTGGCGGCGCTATCTGAAAAAGGCCATTCAGCAGAGCGCGGCGTAATGTCAAAATCCCAGAAGTTTAACGCCTCGATTAATTTCGGGGCGTCGCTCGACCCGTCAATGTCCCGGACCCTGAAAGGGCTTACTCGCGGCATTGACGATATCAGCGAAGAGTCAGCGAAGGCGGCAAAATCACAGACGGCCTGGATGCGTCAGGTGAAAGCCGGTTCTGCGGGGACTACCGCGCAGATAAATAATATGGAACGGGCGACGGATACGCTCGTGAAAAAGCAGGCTTCACTGGAGAAACAGATCCGTGAAGGGGTACGCGCAGGGAAAGACGTGTCAGAGCTGGCGAGCGAATACCAGCGTGTTGCAGCCGGGATAGGGCGGGCAGAACACGCGCTCACCCGTTTGAATGCCCAGCAGGAGCGCGAGAATAAGCAGGCTGAGAAACAGAAACGCCGCGATGAACGCTGGGGCCGAATGAAGGCCATGCCAGGCAAGGCGCTGTCGTTCGGTGCCAGCACGCTAATCAGTGCACCGGTTGCTATTGTTGGCGCTGGCGTGGCGGGTATCACCGGGTTGATGGGCGGCGCGCTGGCGCTTAACAAAAAGACGGCGGAGGAGTATCGCCTGTCGAAGCAGTACGGCATGTCATACCGGAGCTATAAGAACGGCAGCATTCTTGCGGAGCAGGCCGGGCTGAACGGTGAAAACTACGGGGATCTGTCAGAAGAGCTGAGTAACAAACTGGGTGAGCAGGGCAATGATAAATCACTAAACCCGCTGCTGGCCCAGATCGGTATGAACAAAACGCAGATGACGGGCAGCAAGCAACAGCAGTTTGACCAGGTGATGCAGGCCATCTCGGTCGGCATCAAAAATAAGAGCCTGACTGCCCAGCAGGGGGAATCACTTGCCGACCAGCTGATGGGCGGTGAAGCCAACAAACTGGTGACCTACATCGCCAGCACCGGCAAATCCTTCAAGGAAGTGATGGATAACGCCGCTCAGCTCAACAATGTGTCTGAGGATGAAGCACGCGCTGCGGCTGAGTCCAGCCAGGTTATCAGTAATCTCTGGACGTCCGGAGAAACCGCTTTGCAGGGTATGGCCGGGGAGTTAGGCAAGGCATTCGAACCGCAGCTGAAAGCATGGGAGCAACAGGCTACGCAATGGATTAGCAACAATAAGCAGCTGATTGCGAATGAAATCACTGAGTGGGTGAAAGGTGGTGGCCCGGAGCGAATTGTCCACGGACTGGAAACTTTCGGGCGTGCTGTTTCACAGGTTGTGAAATGGATAGATGCGATCCTGCCTGAAAACGATGAACGATCCCCGGCGCAGATGGCTACAGCGCAAGAGGCCCGACAGCGCGCCATCGAAACTGAAGAACAGAAGCAGGGCGTGAGTTCTCTGGGTTATCAGGAATCCATCAATATCGCCAACGCCGGGGAGCAATCGTGGAAGGACGCCCATAGCCAGGCCAGGGTTCCGGATGGCGTTAACTTTGATGACAAGACATTCGGTGTGCCAGTCCCGTCGCTGAAAGCTCCAGTACCGCAGCAGACGAACCACGTCAATATCACGGTGAACACGCTACCAGGGCAGGATCCGACGGAGTTTGGCCAGGGTGTCTACGACGCCTTCAACAAAGCGACGCCTGGCGTACCGGACTCGGGCGGGGCTGACACATTCGATATCCCAGCATTCTGAGGAGCACGCTGTGCAATACACAACGAAAGACGGCGAACGGCTGGATATTATCTGCGCCCGCCATTACGCGGCGGTCAACAACACCTTTGAAGCCGTTCTCTTTTCACCAGAGAATTATGATCTGACAACGAATGAAGTTTTCAATGCCGGTTCAACCTTCGATCTCCCTGTTGTAAAGCCCGCAGAGAAGAAAACAGAAACATCACTCTGGGATTAACCAATGTCTTACATCGATACTGGCAGCAAACCATGGCTGCCAAACTTTGCCATTTCCGTTGAGGGTGAAGATATCACCGACGCCGTGCGTGAGAACCTGATTGACCTTACGCTGAAAGATTACGGCGGTGATTCCAAAAAGAGTGATCAGATCTCATTTGCGGTGGTTTCCCCTGATATGAAATTGCCGGGGAAGGGCGTGAAAATTTCTGTGTCCATGGGCTTTGGTGACGAGCTGGTGGATAAGGGAACATTCGTGGTTGATTCACGTTCGTCCGGTGGTTCATCTTCACAACCTCGAGTAATCGAAATCACAGCCCGTGCATTTTCTAAAACGAATGAGCGTGGCCACAGTTCGCTGCAGTCGCAGAAAACACGCTCCTTTGCGTCAGGTACCTCGATGGGCGATTTAGTCAGTACCATCGCTGCCGAACATGGCTTAACGGCTCGGGTTGATTCAACGCTGGTGGAACAGCCGCTGGCCCATGTTGACCAGCTTGGTGAAAGCGATATGAATTTACTGACCCGGATAGCGGCGCAGTATGGCGCGGTGAGCAAAGTGACGCACGATTACTGGGTGATAACACCCAGAGGAGCTCAAACTACGGTGAGCGGTAAACCTCTCCCGGTGGCAACCATTACGCCTGATATGTGCAGTAACTGGCGTTATCACGACACCAGTGATCACCCGGATAGCAGCCAGTCAGGTGGTGGAACCATCATCGTAAGTTACAGAGATGAGGATGATGGAAATCGGATTAAAACGCTTACGGTCGGCAGTGGAGAGCCTTTCACCCATTACCCGAACGCACAAAAAGATATCCACGGAGCCAGGATAATCGCCGGTGGATGTTCTGCCCACAGTAAAAAAAAGCAGGCGGGCATGTCTTTAACTTTGCCAGCAGTGCCGGAGCTCATGGAAATGACGGCCGAAGGGAAAATCGCTACCAGTGGATTCGGTAGCGTGGAGGACAGGGAGTGGAAAATTGCTTCGGTTGATTTTCGACTTTCTGAACAGGGGTTCACTTTGAACGTGGAGTTGGAGTAAGCACTGTTTCTAAGAAGTTGAGGTGACCAAAGTGTTGGTATATTAACTCCTGACATGTGCTTAATTTATTGATTTTCAAAGGGATGAAATATTCCCTATATACCATGATTTAACCGTAACTCATTGAAAGATAATTATTCTTCACCGGTCTTGAAAACCGGCGACCCGAAAGGGTTCTAGAGTTCGAATCTCTACGCTTCCGCCAAATTTAAACCCCAGACAATGAAAGTTGTCTGGGGTTTTTCTTTTGTGCTTTTCCTGACATTTTCCCCGGACTCTTCGATTTACCGCGCGACTGCTCAGCGCGGCCTCCCTTCAATTTTTCCGGTGTGTTATTCCTTGCAGAACCTTATCCAGTACATCGACGAGTGCGAGCGCGGCAGCATGGCGCGAACCCTTGCGCATCAGCAGTACGCCTGTGCGCTCGGACAGTGGGGGTGAGATTCTCAGGGCGTGCAGGTCGTGTCGGGAATGCGCCACGGTATTCGGCAGGATCGTCGCCAAAGGCGCGCGGCAAAACCGGTATCGAGCAAGACCAACGGTTGCGTGGCTAACATCTCCATGTTGACGGGCTGCCAACGGCACATGCGGAGATCCTTGCGGTGCGAGAGGCGTGTCGCAAGCTGGGAACCGAAAATCTTAGCGACTGTGATATCTATATTCTGGCGAGCCCGTGCCCAATGTGCCTCGGCGCGTTGTATTACTGCAGCCCAAACCGCGTGATTTATATCACAACCCGTGAAGAGTACGTCCCGTATTACCACGACGATCGTAAATATTTTGAACTGGAAACCTTCTACGGAGAATTTGCCAAGCCGATTGATCAGCGGCGTTTGCCCATGGTACATCAGGCCGATCCGGATGCCATTAACGTATATAAACGCTGGCAGCAGCTTAACGTGAAATAAATTAAAAACTGACAGGGCGGTAGCAACGCGGATGATTATTGTGCAATCACCCCATTGATCCAATTAGGATTTATCGCCTTGTCGTTATCGTTCCTGAAAAATAGAGTAATAGCCGGACTCTGATAAAAGGAATAGTTAAAATGAAAAAGACAGCAATCGCTTTGTCCCTTCTGTTTGTCGCTACCGGTGCAATGGCCCAGGGCGAAATGCAGCATGCAACAGATGAGACCGTTCAGGCCGCCCACGCTGGCGCCGACACAGCTAAAGAAAAACTGCATCAG